GAGAAGCCTGAGATTACCATCATCCGGGAGTTGATTGCTCGGCTGGATCAGCGGGAGCCTCCGATGCGGGTTGACGTAGCCGACGGCAAGGTTACAGTCAGCAAAGGCGACGACAAGGTAACAACAGGGGCCTAATATGCTTGATATCTTTAGTGGCGGACTTTTGGGGTCAATTTTTGGTGGGCTGTTTCGCCTTGCCCCGGAGGTTCTTAAATGGCTAGACAAAAAAAACGAACGCCATCATGAGCTATCTATGTTTGACCGGCAGTGTCAACTTGAAGCACAACGCGGTGCCCAGAGGCTTGAAGAGATAGGCGCTCAACATAGCATGGCAGTAGACGCTGGGGTGCTGGATGCGTTTAAGGGTGTCATTGATCAACAGACTGATATGGTCAAAAAGGCGGGGGGTTGGGTAGCCTCTTTGTCTGCTTCTGTTCGACCTATCGTTACCTACTGGATTTTGTTTCTGTGGTCATTTGTGCATATCTGGTTTGCATGGAATGCTTGGCTACAAGGCATGCCGCCTTCTGAGGTATTTAAGACTGCAATGTCGCCTGACTTTTCTGCATTGGTAGCCGGCACGATAAACTATTGGTTTATGGACCGCACACTTGCCAAGCGGGGTCTTGCGTGAATTTGGACGTAGCCGTTGCGCTGTGCAAGCAGTTTGAGGGGCTGCATCGGGTCGGTTCCGACGGCCTGATCTACCCTTACATCTGTCCAGCGGGATACCCCACGATTGGTTGGGGAACGGTCTACAAGCCTTCCGGCAAAAAAGTCACGATGGATGATTCCCCTATTACGCGGGAAATTGCAGATGAGTGGCTTATGGATGAGCTTCGTCGGGTATGTGCTTCGGCGGTAATTCGTAATTGCCCCGAGCTGTTTGCTTGGAGCGTAGCCAACGGCCAGTGGCGGCAGTTTTGTGCCATAGCAGACTTCACCTACAACTTGGGTGCAGGTAGACTTCAGACATCTACCCTACGGCGCAAACTTCGCGCTCTTGATTGGGTCGGCGCTCAGGAGCAACTGAAACTCTGGGTGCGAGGTGGCGGCAAGGTGTTGCCGGGGTTGGTTAAGCGTCGAGAAGCCGAAGCAAAATTATTGGGGTGAGTCGTGCCGCTGAAAAAAATTATGATGGCTCCAGGCTTGTTCCGAGAAGGAACCCGCTACGCCGCCGAAGGCCGTTGGTATGACTGCGATAAAGTGCGGTTTCGTTCCGGAAATCCAGAAAAGATTGGCGGCTGGCAACAGGTAATTAACGATCAGTTTCTGGGTATTTGCCGCTCCTTGTGGGCATGGTCAACCCTTGCAAGCATCAATTATGTTGGCCTTGGCACAAACTTAAAATATTACATCGCGTTGGCCGGTGGTGGCGCATACAACGATGTCACGCCCATTAGAAAGACTGTCAACCCGATGTTGGGGCCTAACCCTCCGGGATCTGGTAATCCGTTTGCAGGGAATGGAACCACTACAGTCACGGTCACTGACGTAGCGCATGGGTGTATTACAGGTGATTTTGTGACGTTTAGTGGTGCAACTGGAACTTTTGCAAGCACGTTTAACGCAGAGTTTCAAGTCACCGTACTTACTGCCGACACGTATACCGTTACGACGGGGACAGCAATTACTGCTGGTTCATACGGCGGCGCGGCGGTTGTTGCGGCATACCAGATCAACGTCGGCAATGAAACCCAGACAGCAATATCTGGATGGGGGGGCGGAGGTTGGGGGCTTGGGGGCTGGGGCGTAGGTGTTCCAAGTACAACGCAACTACGTATATGGAATCACTACAACTTTGGGGAAGACCTTTTGTACGGCCCCAAAGACGGACCTTTGTACTACTGGGATGCAACTACTGGGCCGACCGTTCGTGGCGTAGCAATAACATCTCTAGCAGGCGCATCAGATGTTCCGCTGATGCAGCATGTCTTTCTCGTCTCGGACGCCTCTCGCTTCGTTCTTGCGTTTGGTTGCAACGACTACGGCTCTTCAACCCAGGATACGATGCTGATTCGCTGGAGCGATCAGGAAAGCGCGGTCAACTGGACTCCTGCAGCCACAAGTCAGGCGGGCTCTTTGCGGCTATCGCACGGATCTCTGATTGAAGCGGTGGCGCAGGTTCGGCAGGAAATTTTGGTTTGGACTGATACCTCTTTGTATTCTCTCCAGTACCTTGGGCCTCCAATTGTTTGGGGCTCTCAGTTGCTTGCGGACAACGTCTCCATTGTCAGTGACCGTGCTTGGGCAACCGCTGCGGGCGTAACTTACTGGATGGGCAACGAGAAGTTCTATATGTACGACGGGCGGGTTCAAACGCTTGTCTGTGATCTTCGTCAGTACGTATTCTCCAACTTCAACTTCAACCAAGTCCAACAAGTCTTTGCTTCTACCAACGAGCAGTTCAATGAAATCTGGTGGTTTTATTGCTCTGCTGATAGCACAACTATTGATCTCTATCTGATCTATAACTACGTTGAGAAGGTTTGGTACTACGGCAACCTTGGGCGCACTGCGTGGATTGACTCAAGTGTAGCGAGTGACGTTCCTTTAGCTACAGATTACAACCGTCGCCTGTTGAGCCACGAGACTGGGGTGGACGACAACTCAACCACCAGCACTCTGCCGATTGAGGCGTATATCACTTCAAGTCAGTTTGACATTGATGACGGTTACCAGTTTGGTTTTATCTGGCGCATGTTGCCAGACGTTAATTTTACTGGCTCTACGACAAATAACCCAACAATGACGTTAACGCTGCTGCCTTTGCAAAACTCAGGCTCTGGTTATAACAACCCTAATTCTGTTGCTGGGACAAACACGGGTACTGTGGTGCGCTCTACCACGATACCTATTGATCAGTACACCGGGCAGGTTAATACGCGAGTGCGCGGCAGACAAATGTCAATTGAGGTTAGATCTACCGCTATTGGTACGCAGTGGCAACTCGGCGCTACCAGAATCGATATTAGGCCTGATGGCAGGGCTGGGACGAGATGAGCATCTGGGCAAACCTCATCAAGCGGTTCAAGGCTCCTTCTCTTCCCAAGCCTGCGCCGGAGTATGACAAGACGTACTTTGACAACTTTGTCAACGTTCTACGGTTGTACTTCAATCAACTGGACAACCTTCTGGAGCAGATCGTGACTGCATCTCCTGTCAGTGTAAATTTTTATGGCACTGCACTGGATGCGTTTGGCCGTGCTCGGTTCAGTCAGCCATACACGCTCTTTGACTCTCAGAACCGCTATGAGAAAAACGATCTTTGGTCAGAGACAACTGCTACGGGTGGCACGGTCACCTATCTCGCCAATGAGAGCACGGTTGAACTCAACGTCACCACGAGTTCGGGTTCCGAAGTTGTACGTCAGACTTACAGGTCGTTCTCGTACCAGCCGGGTAAATCACTGCTGACGTTCAACACCTTCGTGATGCCGGCGGCGCAGGCCAACCAGCGCATCCGCATTGGCTACTTCAGCACTCAGAACGGCGTATTTCTTGAGCGTGACGGCACCGCTGTTTACATCGTGCGGCGCACCTACGTCTCAGGGGCTGCAGTAGACACCCGCGTGGCCCAAGCTGACTGGAACGGCGACAAGCTCAACGGCACAGGGGACTCAGGGTTTACCCTTGACCTGACCAAGGCGCAGATCTTCTGGCAGGACTTTGAGTGGCTGGGTGTCGGTTCGGTGCGAGCGGGGTTTGTGATCGACGGGCAGGTCATCATTGCTCACATATTCCAGAACGCCAACAACCTGACAGCGGTCTATATGACCACGGCAATATTGCCGCTTAGGTACGAGATCACCAATACGGGAGCGTCAAACGCTGCCACGCTCAAGCAAATCTGCTCCTCAGTGATTTCTGAAGGCGGCTACGAGAAGAAGGTGGCGCTTAACGTGGCGCGGATGACCACCGCAAACGTAAACATTGGTACGAGCTTTGTTCCGTTGGTTTCCCTTCGGCTGGCCTCTGGCAGGACTGGCGCTGTTGTGATTCCTGATGGATACTCCGTGCTACCCACAGCGGCTTCGTCGGTAACCTTTGAGGTTGTGCTGGTGAAGAACCCCACGCTGACTGGCGCGTCCTGGGCCTCGACCACTTCAACCAACGTCGATGCTGACCTCTCTGCCACATCGTACACAGGCGGGACCATCGTGCAGCAGCAGTTTGTTTTGGCCTCAACCCAGTCCAGCGGCATTACTGCCGGTGGCGGAGACTACAACTGGGACCTGCAACTGGGCGCTGATCTTGCGGGTACTTCGGACATCTACACGCTGGCCATTCGGGGGCTCTCGGGCACACACACTGCCATCGGCGCATTGTCATTCTGGGATCTGACGTAATGGTATACCGCAATCTACAAACAGAACAGCAGTACGAAGACGGTCTTAGCTACGACGATCTGTTAGGTATTGTCGGTGGCGTTTCCGATCCAGCCCCCGCCCCCGCTCCTTCCCCTACTGCGACTCCTAATAAATTTGCTCAGTGGGAGTCCGCTGACCCAACTAGCCTTCGTAACTTTATCGGTCATCAATATGAAACCGGTACAAACCTTGGAAGTTCGGGGTATGAATTTGCTCCGGGTGAAGTTGCAGGCTGGGCAATAAATTCAGGCAGGCTTACACAACAGGATCTTGATGACATCCGTAGGGAAAGGGGGTTGTTGCCTCCGACCACACCTACCCCTGCTCCAGCAACTGCAGCTACAGACGCGCTCCCTGATTTTAGTAATCTAATAAATCCTTTTACGGGTGAGACTTTTGGTGATGTTGACTACACAGCGCTAACAAACCAGTTGGAAGAGAATCAGGCGCGAGAAGCTGCTGTTGCAAATCTTGCAAGCCAAATTAACGCTCAGTGGCAGCAGTACGGTATTAACCCAGAAATTAGGGGCATTAACCGTGCTAATGAGTTGGCACAGATTTTATCCAACTACGGCATCACTGACTTATCAAAAATTGGTTTAACAACTAGCCCATACGAAGAGACTTTTTATCACCCCGGAAGTGATATTGCAGACCCCACAACAGAAACCCGCCAGTACACACGCGGGCAGTTGACCTACGGCGATCAGACTTTTGGTCGTCTTGGTGGGTTTGGAAGTGGTGGTGAGCGAGAGTTTGCTACGCCTCTGGAGTATCTGCCCCCTTCAGAAGCGGGGGATAATTTATATCGCCTTGCATATTCTGCGGCTGGAAAAGGATGGACAGACTACGATATAGCCATTGGGCGGGATGGCAAACCTGTTATTGTTCCTCGCTGGGGGTCAAGCAGTGACATAACGCCCGAGCTTATTCAAGCCCTGGCAATTGTGGCCGCGCCTTTTACAGGCGGTTTGTCCACCACTTTGGGAGCTACTCTTGGGAGTCAAGTTGCGGGGCAGATTGCGGCTCAAGCACTTGTTTCTGGTACGTTGGGTGGGCTTGGTTCTGCCGCACAAGGTGGAAGTTTCGGTTCAGGCTTCGGCAGAGGTGCTTTGACAGGCGGCGTTACCGCAGGTATCGGCTCTTTTGCTGCACCGTTTGCCAGTTCAGTTGGGGCCGATCTGCTAGCTGCTGGTGCTCCTCAATGGGTGGCTGATGCTGCCTCTGCAGCAGTGCGTGCGGGTGCAGGTGCTTTGCCTCAAGCAGTAATTTCTGGTGACTTTGGTAATGTCCTTACGTCAGCATTAACCGCAGGTGCCTCGACCGGGCTTACGGCTGGAGTTTCAGAGCTTACTGGCCTGTCTACCAAAGACATAACCGCTGCGGTCAACTTTGCCCAGGGTGCTGCTGCTGGTGATTTGAGCAAGATGCTGTCCAGCGCGGCATCGTTTACGGATAACCCAGACATTGAGGTTGCCTCAAAAGCTGTTCGTCTGGTGCAGGCCATTGAGTCTGGTGATCCTTCCCGGATTGTTTCGGCGGGGCAGGCATTCGGGCGTGAGCTTGACGGGTACAACACCCGTCAAACCGTTGAGAAGGCGTACCAAGACCCAAGCCGTCAGCTTGACACGGTTACAGGAACTGCGGATCAAGCCGCAGAAGCTGCTTCCGCAGTAGGTGGTGGAGCAGATCAGTTTGATGCAGCAGGTGCAGAAGATGTAGCCACCGCTGACGAATTAGCTCAAATTGTTGGTGGAACAAAAGCTGATCAAACTGCTTCAAGTGTAACTGGAACCACTGCTGGAACCACTGCTGGGACTACTGCTGGGACTACTGCTGGGACTACTGCTGGGACTACTGCTGGATCTACAGCGCAAGATGCGGCAACCACAACTCAACTCCCTGCGTTTAACAACGCTGCTATCAGAACGCCTTCGCAGTCGCGGGCTGCTGAACTAATCGCTCAAGCCTATGAGGGTCAATCGCTTGACTGGGTTGATCAGGCCATGCTCAACGCAGCGGCCTCTCATATCCGTGCTGGGGATGAAGCGGGGCTGCTTGCCAAACTTCAAGCAGGCGAAGTTTTAGGGGTTAGAGAAGGTGCGTTGACACTAGATTCCGCCAGGGATTGGGAACCACCAGAAGGATTCCGTGTTGCGGGCGCTGGTGAAAAGGCGGATCAAATTGGTTACACAGAAGCAGGCGTCCCTGTAAATCTGGTTAAACAAGATGATCAAGCCTACGACATCCTGACTGGTCTTCCTATTGGCGGCGCAGGTGTGCAAGGTGCTGCACCTGAATGGGCTACCAAAGTTGGTCAAGGTATTGCTAATGTTGCTGAGACGGCGCTAGACATTGGCACTGGAGTTTTGCGTTCACCAGTAAGTCTTCTTGATGCGCTTGGAACCGCTTACGGCTTGGCAACCGGAGACATGGATAACTGGGCGCGCACATACGCCAGAGAAGTTACTCAATCTATCGACAACATGAAGTCTACGGACTTCAAAGAACAAAGAGCGTTGATGAATGAAGCCATCGCCAAAGCTGGCGGTGAAGGCAACTTTGTTCAATTTGCAGAGACACTTAAGCAGTACGCCATTAACCCTGTGCAAGCGGCAGAGTTTTTGGCTCGGCTCCCAGCGGATTACCTCATCGGCTCTGGTTTGTTGCAGGCCGTTAAGTATGCAGGTTCATTTATTCCAACTCTTGCCGGAAGAGCAGCGGCTACCACGGGGACAGAACTTGCGGTTGCGTCTGCTCCATCTAGTTCAACGGCCCTAGCCACAATTGCACAATCAGCTCCCTCAGGTGTAAACACCAGCGCTCTTGCAGCAATGGGCATGCTGACAAAGGGTATGTCACCTGCAGAGGTGGCAACGGTTGTTGCGCTAAGCGGCTGGGGTGGGGCTGGTACTGCTAGCGCTGTTTATGACGCCAACATACGTCAAGGAAAGAGTCCTGAAGAGGCGCTCGATGCAAGCCGCGCAGCGGGGGCGCTCGGCACTGCAGGTTCTTTGCTGGCAAACACTCTTGTGCCTGCGGGGATGTCTGCGGCTGCGGGTAGGTTGCCAATTTCTTTGGGGGCACGAGAAACAGTTGGTGAAGTAGGTGTTCCGGCTTTACGTGGTGCAGTCACAGAAGGGGCAACAAAACTTCCAGCGTCTGTAGCCGACCAAGTTGTAGATGTACTGAATACTTCTGGCAAAACAGTTCTACAAAGCACCTTAGCTCAGGTCATGGGTGGTGCTGCGGCTGACGCAACAAGCAATCAGATTGTTTACAACATGACCACGGGCAGGCCGTGGGATCAAGATATTGGTCGGTCTAATGCCGAGGCTGTAATGTCGTCCGGCGCTTTGGTTGGGCTAACCAAACTGCTCGGTAATGAAACTGACATTGGTGACTATGCCAAAGATACTGCATTTACAGATGTCACATTCCTTGGGTCATCTCGCCCTGGGGAAGGCAGGTTTGTGTTGGATGAAACTCCAGCACTTGGGTATACGGATAAAACTGCTACGGGTGGTCCTGGCCTAAGAGAGATTGGCACTGAACCACTGAAGCTGACTGGGCCGGATACCACCACTACATCAATAACAGACACACCAGTAACGGATACGCTCAGGCTTATTGGTGATGATACTGGGGCCTCAAAAGTAGCGGATCAGATCGTTGACACAACTGATCCATTGAGTGCGTACAGAAATCTTGATGATTTGCTTCAGGATACTGGGGTAACTCAAACTAGATATGAGCCTGCCGCAAAGCTAATTGATGATGTTGGCACAACACGAACTCGCGTTCTTGATAAAGAGCCGAGCTTATTTGACTTTGACCTAAACGAGGCGTCCCCTTACGCCACTGCGTATTACAAGCCAGACGGAACCCCCGTAAAGTTTGAAGACCTTGGACTGACTTGGGACAACATCAAGTCTTATCAGGAGACACAGCAGGCGGGGCGGGCTACAACACGAAATGAACAGCCCATCACACAGACACCAAGTAGTCTTGCTTCTATTGTCCAGTCTGACATAGAAGACACAACCACACTACCTTTTAAATCTGGCTTTGGCGGTGACTTTGGGGGTGCCGGTGCTGGGGCATCTTGGGGTGAAGATCAAACTCAACTTCAAACCGAACCACAACAAGGCACTACCCAAGTTGGTTTTGCGGATCAAATGTTTGATCCATTTGGCCTTGGCAATCTTGATATATTTAAAGACACGGGCCAAAGCCAACTATCTGGGCTTGACCTCACAACGACTGTTGCCCAAGATGAGCTTGGAAATGATGTAGCTCTGGGAGACATTCTTGGAGCAAGCCCCACCCCAACAGGTGCACTAGACACGGAAAAGGTGCTGTGGACTGACCCTGAAACAGGTGAGCCTATCAGGGTTGGTGATGTTGTACCGGAGACAAGGTCCACCCCAACTGCCACTTCGACCACTACTCCCACGACTAAAACCACCCCAACTACTATCCTCACGACTACAACCACCCCAACTACTACCCCCACGACTACAACCACTCCAACTACTACCCCCACGACTACAACCACTCCAACTACCACTCCGACCACTACAACCACTCCAACTACCACTCCGACCACTACAACCACTCCAACTACCACTCCAACCACTACAACCACTCCAACTACCACTCCAACCACTACAACCACTCCAACTACCACTCCAACCACTACAACCACTCCAACTACCACTCC